CCAATGTGACGACGACGTGGACACAAAAGGGGCGTCTATTCCTGTACGAGTTGTTGAAAGACAACAATATTTTGCCACTAATTGAACAGGAAGACATTGTATAGAAAGGAACCATATGACTAAAGCAGAACGAATTAGACGTTTCTACTATGAGAATCCAAATTCAAAATTAGCAGATTCGTATCAAGCACTTAAAGAATATGACATTTCTGAAAGTCATATCAAAGTGACATTGAGTAGAGATAGAAAAAATGGTGTATGTGACACCAATTATGACTATACTCAATATTTTGAATCGACTAAAGCAAAAGAAGAACTCACAGAATGGAAACGAGATGTTCGGAAAGATTTAGTCGAACAATTGCTACAAGCAAATGCAAATGAAACTGATAGTAATCAAATTCGATTGAATGCGAAAACAATTAATCAGTTGTTAGTTGAAATATAAAGAAAGGAAACATATGAGACCAAAACAATATCCGTATAGCGGAAATAAAAAAGAATCTATTGCGGTAACAATAGATTCCAAAACGCTAGCCGAGAAACTAGAGATTACTGACCAATCGAATATTTCCCAAGCGAAACACCGATTATTTGGTCTGTAAACAAGTAGACAAACGGCATTTTGAATTCTTGATGTGAAGATGAAATCAAGGTCACATCAACTAAGACAATCACATCAGAATCAGATGAAGTTTGTTCAGTATCTGAAATTTGATGTAATTTGTCACTGATTGCATAAACTGTGTGATACTTTTCGTTTTTTTCTTTTGGTATAAAATTTCCGACATAAGTACCAGCTGCAGTTGAAATTATAATTTGCTTGTCTGCATCCTCAGTCAACATATACATCAGACCTAGAAGGTCTTGTTTAACATTTTTATCCATAGCGTTATCCTCCTTTCCATAATTTTTTGAATACAACGGTGAGAGGTCATATTCAAATAAATTATATCAGAAAGGAACGAAAGACACAACATATTGTTGTATAAATAAAATTTGAACACAATATGTTGATTTTGGGAGAAATATTATGTGGGAAAAAATCAATAAAATAATGCTTGAGAGAAATCTCAATATGAATAAATTAGCAAAACTAACAGGGATTAATAAAAGCCACTTTAGTGATTTAAAAAGTGGGAGGATCAAACATCTATCTTGGTCAAACATGGTCAAGTTATCTACAGGGCTAGGTATCAGCTTAGACGAATTTAAATAAATCAAAAAAGCCACTGCGGGACAGTGACTTACGAAAATATCTAACAAAATTATAACACAGAAAGGGATGAATTGCTATGCCAAAAGCTGAATTAATCTACAGACCTGCCAAGCAGTCGGAAAAAGCCGACTATGGCGATTATGTGCATCTTTGCCAAATCTGGGAGGGATTAACCGTCGGAACGGCAAAGGTCTGGGCAGCAGAAATGAGAAATCATCCAGATTTTAAACAATTTATCAATAATCCAACGCATAGAATTGTATTCATCAATTACGAGGGATTTAAGTTGTTTGTTACTTGGAAGTCTAGAAATAGATATAGACCCAAGAAGGAAACATTAGCCGAAATGATAGAAAATATCAAACGTGAAAAACAGTTAGGAGTATAACATAATGAAGAAATTATTTAAAAAATTATTTGTAAAGAAAAATCAGGTTATAGAAACACGTCAAAAATGGACAATCGAAACACATGGCTGGGAAGTTAATGCACGACGTTACGACAATATGATTGAACATAATAATAGAGGGCGTACATGTTAAAAGAAGTATTACTAGAAATTGAATTCTTACGTGATGAAAATAGACGACTAACTAATGAATTGCTGGAGGTATTAAATGAATAACGATTGGAAAAAAAGATACATTAACAATCAAATAGACTTTTTCAATGACATCAAGACATGTGTCAAAGAAAGATGGCCAGACATGAAGGTGGATGATGTCGATAAAATTTCGATAGCGATTTACAGAAATTGGCCCGTAAGTGACATCAATAGCACACTAGAAGTGATAGAAACGGATTTGGAAAAATTATGAAATGTTATGTCAATAAACAAAAAAAACTAGCAATAGACATGAATTATAAAGATAAATTCGGAAAATTTAGTTCTGACTCTATTCAAATTTTAGAAGGTAAATTAACTGATTCTATTCAAATTGATGTCGAAAATGCTATGAAAGAAATTATCGATAAGTATAGTCAATTGTTTGATACACCTATAATCGATGATTTATTCACAGAAAAAGAAAAACAATTAAAGCAATCTTATGATGTCGAAACTACATTGACAGAAATATTCGAGGTGGAATATGAAGATAACTAAAGCAACAGAGATTACAAAGACTCATAATTGGCGCATATTAATCTATGGCAAACCCGGAAACGGGAAAACTTACTTAATTAATTATTTAAAAGGAAAGACACTGATTTTAGACATGGACCATTCATCTAAAACGATTGCCGGAAACGAAAACATTGATATTATCCAATTTGACAGGACGCACCCTAGCGACTTTATGACTGAATTCTTGACAGAATTACCAGAACTTATCAAAGAATATGACAATTTAGTCATTGATAATATCACAAGTTGGCAATCAGACTGGTTTATCGAACAAGGTCGCAAGTCTAAAAATGGAATCACAAACGAATTGCAACAATACAACATGTGGACCAATTACTATTTACGAGTATTGACTACCATTTACAGCCAACCTATTAATATTTTTGTGACTGCTTGGGAATCAACGCAAGATTTAACGCTCGAGAGCGGACAAATGATTACACAATACGTCCCAGATATCCGCAAACAAGTCCTAAGCCAAACGCTAGGTTTAACCGATGTTGTCGGACGTATTCAAGTAAATCCAAAAACTGGTGGACACGGGATCCTTTTGGAAGGAAGCGATGGACTGTACGCAAAAAATAGGCTTGATAATAGGACCGTTTGTAAGGCGGAAGAGTTGTTTAATTTCGAAGGGAGTGATGCGTAACGGTATATCAATTACACGATTACCAAACGGAACTTATTAATGAAGCAAGAAAACATATTCTAAAGCACAATGTGATGATCGTTAGTCCGCCCGGAAGTGGTAAGTCGGTTGTCATTTCTGATATTGCTAAGTCAGCGACTCAAAAAAACGGATACGTTTTATTCTTGGTCCATCGCAAAGAATTAATTGACCAAATCACAAACAGTTTTAAATTCCACGAGGTCGATATGGATAAGGTCGATTTACTAACAGTTGGTAAAGCAAAAAATCGACTAGATAAATTAACTAAGCCAACACTAATTATCACAGATGAGGGACATCACGGTAAGGCAAGTACTTACCAAATAATTTACGAGTATTTCTCAGATGTACCACGTTTAGGATTTACCGCAACGCCTTGGCGTCTATCAGGCGACGGTTTTACAGACACTTACGATGTTATGGTTCTTGGTAAAACTGTTGATTGGTTAATCGATAACAACAAACTAGCGCCATATGATTATTATAGCGTGTTATCAATCGACACTTCGAAATTAAAAGTACAAAACGGAGATTACTCTAATAAATCGATTGACGAATCATTTGGTAAAAAGATTTTTGGTGATGTAGTTCAAGAGTATATAAAAAAAGCGAACGGTCAGAAAGCTATTTTATACGCTCATTCGGTAGAAGCATCGCAGGCATTTGCTAAAGAATTCCAATCTATGGGAATTAATGCAATACACGCAGATGCAAAAACGCCTAAGGCTGAACGTGACAAAATTATGCAAGATTTTCGTGACGGAAAAATACAAGTCGTTTGTAATGTTGACTTGATATCAGAAGGTTTCGATGTCCCAGATTGTACTGTAACTATTCTTTGTAGACCTACAAAATCATTAGTATTATTTTTGCAACAATCTATGCGGTCGATGAGATATCAACCCAATAAAAAAGCCATCATTTTAGATCACGTAGGAAACTGGAATATTCACGGCTTACCTGACACACCGCATCATTGGGAGAATTATTTCCGAGGAGGGTGGAAGAAGAAGTCGAATAAAACTAACACGGTACACGCAAAAGAATGTCCTGTGTGTTCGGCTTTGTGGCCACTTAGTCAACAACTCTGCGAATTATGCAATCACGACTTTGGATTGAAAGAAAAACAAGAGAAAGAACGCATAGAGGCAGAACTTGAACTCATTAAACGTGAGCGGTTTAGAATTAAACAACTTGCTAATAAGAAGTTTGGTAAAGATTTAAAAGCAAACTGGGAAATTGCCCAAGCTAGGGTTAAAGACGCTGGCAAAGGTAAACCATTATATAAACTTATCTATTTTTACTTAAAAACTGATTGGGTAGAAACAAACGTTAATGAACTTGCCGAGGTAACAGGCAAGTCAGAAAAAGAAATATATAGCGCCTACAATTGGCTAAAAAAGAAATTAAGAGGATAAAAACATGGCAGGATTTACAACAGATTTTTCAGAAGTTAAAGAACACGCAGAATTCAAAGAACAACCATACGAAATGATTGTCTATGATGCATATGAAGCAATAAATGACCGTAACGGCAAAAAACGTATCGTTATCGATTACGTTGTCCGAAATGACATCAAACAAGAAATGCAAAACTTCCATTTATGGGATGAGCAATATCCCAACTCACAAACTGGGAAGTATCATATCGGCATCTTAATGGGTAAAGCAAAAGCGCTTGGTATCAAAGAGGGGCAACACTACGATAGTTTTGAGGCATTCTTGAATGACTTTAAAGGACGTACTGCAAAAGTAACTGTTAAACTTGACGAATATAACGGAAATAAATACCCGAAAGTTCGTTACGCAAACCAAAGTGAAGTACCAAATTCACAACACGTTTGGAAAGAAAAAACAACTGGATTTACACAAGCGGAGATTGAAGAAGACGATCTACCGTTCTAATTTAGACTGGGGGATAAATGACATCAAATGAATTTATTGAAGCTTTATCAAAATTGACCACCGAAACCGATTGGGGAGACCCAATCTTCGGCGAGTCAGTGCTTAAAGCTGAATTACGAAAACACTTATTTAAAATTGTCCCAATTGATCACAATGGCTATATCCACAAACTGTTTTATTCAGAAATGGTTAAAGATGAAGATGTCATGTATTTTGTGTCAGATGGACGAAAAACTTACAGATTTTTATTCGGAGAAACAAAACTTAAGACGGATAAGCAAGGTAGTGAATACCTGACTTATACGGTCGAAAATAACTTCCCCCCGTTCGCAAAACTAGTTATCGACTACATTCTAGGTGCTTACACGTTTTTTGAGAATAAACTTTATGACATTCGATATAAGCAATTTAAATTGATTGATGATTTTACACTTCAGACTAAATATGGTTTCAAAGACTCTGGTCACATTTTAGAGATACTACAAGGTATCCACAAAACATTAAATATCCAACCAATCAATTATATCGAACCATATCAAATCGCTTGTAAGGATTTCATTATCGACCTTGAAAAATCTGAAACCATTAACCAACCGCCTATGCAAAACGTATCTTATTTTAAATATTATGAAGTAGATTACGAAACAGCAATAAACAGTAAGTCTATTGCAAAAGAATATCTCGAATATGTTATTGCTGATGAAAATTCATTAAACAATGCAATACTCCAAGCTTACTTTATAGCGCAGGTTGCATGCGGTGTCAGACCTAAAACAAATTTCTTTATCTCAAAATCTGGGGTACGGACGGGGAAGGGGCTACGTCACATAGCTTTATCTGGTCTATTCAATAAGATTGATGTTGAGCTAGATACATTAAAAAGTAATGGATTTGAAGCGTTACAGGCGTGGGCGATGTTCTCGGGTGGAGAAATGGCTCTAGCGACGGAACAGGGAGATATTCAAGGCAATGCAATGGAGCGTGTACTTAAAATTATTGCAACAGAGAAAACACACGTTGCACGAGCAATTGGTCAAAATCAGTCAATGGTTACGTTGTCATCTGTACTGTGTGTCGACACAAATAGAACAGTAGCACTATCCGATGAAATGAATGGACGAAAAGTGTTAATTCAATTTAAAGATAGACCGAAAGAAGAAACAGATTTCGAACGTGAGCAGATATTCAGACCTTACTGGCTAGCATTTACTGATCGTGATAAAAATCCAAAAATTGATGGGTGTATCGGTTTTCTATTAAACTCACTTGAGTATTTCCAAAAAATCGGTAAGTGGTATCAATGGAAAGATGTTGAAGTATTTAATGATATTGATTTAGATGAATTTCAAATTGCTTTAATAAATGCATTACAAGAAGTCGAATTTGTACAGCGAACTGATAACAAAGAAGTTATTGACTTATCATTACAAGTTTACGGCAAGAATAACAATGCATTAAGTAAAGCAATATCCGAAATTGGTGTTCATAGCAGGTCAAAAAAAGTCAATGGTCGAACAGTAAGAGGATATGAAATTGAAAATAAAGCACGTTTTGACAAATATGTTATCTAAAAGGTTACGGGGTTGCGAACTGGTTACGGACTTTTGATGAAAGTGCGTAACCTACTCAAACCTTAGAGCGCCAACGGTTTTAAGAGTTAAAAATAAAAAAGTTACGGGGTTACCAACTAATAGTCTAATTAATGATTGGTTAATTATTAATTATATATATGTGGTAGGGTATGGTGTAACTGCCGAACCGCGTAACCTAAGCGCTATAAATACTATTACATCAACGTTTAGAGAGGTTACGGACTATGTACCACACTACAGCACTTTCGTTCTTAAAGAAAGGATATCAAGTAATACCACTTAGTAAAAAGACTGGTAGACCGATAATTCCATTTAAAGACAGAGAAATGACGAAAGAAATAATTGAATCAATCAACTGGTTTAACTGCGATTACGCATTACTCATGCGTGGGATGTGGTGTATCGATATTGATACGCACGAAATGGATGAGCGGTTAGCAGGTGAATTGCTGACAATGATTAAATCTTTAAGTGTTGATTTATTAGCAGTACTTACTACTGATCAATACGGAACTGGTTTAGATGGTTATTCGTCAATTATCAGAAGTGAGCATAAAGATGAATTGATAAGCAATTTTAAAAATACTTTCGTCGAGGTCACAAAAAGTGGGGGGATGCATATCTTATTTAAAAAGCGTGACGGCATAAACTACTCACAAAAGATTGGTGTAATGCCTGGTGTCGATATTAAAGCGAATGACAATAACTATGTGAAGATATTTCCGTCTGACGGACGAGAAGTGTTACAAGCTGTTAAAAACTTACCTTACTACGATGGAAAATTTGAAGAAGATATTTTTAAACCAAAACAAGAAAGTATCGTTACTTACTTCGGTGGTTCGATTGTTAAACCGAAAACAACAGGAAATCATGAGGGGCGTGTGGCTTATGAACGTGTAGCAACTGGAACATCATATAACAGGAATGATGATTTGTTTAAAGGGGCTTGCTGGGCGTTTGAAAACGGTATTGATATTGACGATTTAACATCAATCATTGGAACAGTAAAGGGTAGAGACGTATTTACGAGAGAGGAGTTTGAATTAACAATTGAATCAGCGAAACGAAAAGTCAGCTACGTCACTATCAGAACATGATATCCAAAATCTAATACGAATGGAATTAACAAAAACTGGTCACACAGTATTTCGAGCAAATGTCGGAAAGGTTAAAACAGCAGATGGTAGATTTTTTGATACAGGTTTACCAAAAGGTTTTTGTGATTTGTTTGGATTTCGAAAAGGTGACGCAAAAGCATTCTTCATCGAAGTAAAAAACGAAACAGGTCGAGTAAGACCTGAACAGAAAAAATTTATGGAGGTAATGGCATCTAGAGGAGCTCTTGTAGGAGTAGCTAGATCTGTGGAAGATGCTTTGAAAATAGTAAATGGATATCATTAATAAATTTTACAAAATTTTTGACAATGGGATTGTGGAGCAAATTAAAAAGCTAGATGTAGATTGCAAAAAAGCTGGGTTAATAAAATGTAGCATTACAAATAACAGACGTCGAAAAACCTTGCCACGCCCTTATGTAATTGAGGCGTTTAAAGATTATTTTGACGAAGACACTTATGTACAGATGTATATCAAATCATATCGTGAGTATCACAACCCAAATGACCACGAAACTGATATTTTTATAAAGTTAAACAAAAAGCACAGAGATACAAAGTTAGACCATTACAAGAAAGTTAAACGATTGATGTACGCAGCAATGACTTTCTGAGGAGGTATAGTATGGCAGATAAAATAAACGCAGAGAGTATGCAAGCTGCATACAATGAAAACTATCAAACATTTTTAGCCAAAAACGCAGATTACGGAAATTCTTTCGAGAAGTCTCTAAACGACTTCGGATACATCGCTGGTGTCGTCCGTATAAGCGATAAATACAACAGGCTATATAATATTACCCAGAATAAACAAAACGTCTCAGAGAGCCTGTCAGACACGTTAAATGACATGGCTAATTATTGCATGATGTTGTCTGTCTGGTTGGAGGAAGTGGAAGAATGAGTTTTAGATTATCTTGGGAAATTAACGGCAAAATCGCTGAGGTTGTAGGTGACTATAAGACTCTAAAAGCAGCCTATGACTCAATTAAGGTCCACATCAAAGACAGAGATAAATTTGCCAGTCCTTATTATCGCATGTGGCAAAAAGGCAATGTATTTACTGTCGATTACGGCAAGCACAATGCTTTTTATAAGATTGAGTTTCGCCCCCGGACATATGGAGACATTCCATTTTGTAGAGGATAATCTTGACAACTATATACTCATGCAATCAACAGGGCTTAAAGACAAAGAGGAAACTGAGATTTTTGAGGGTGATGTTGTTAGACATATTGATTTTCTTCTAAATAATGAAACTGTTAATAAAGTGTATTTTAAAGACGGATCGTTTATGTATGACGTAGTTGTTGATGAGTATACATATGATGTTCCTATCGGAGAAATTATAGAAAATTCAATAGTTGAAGTTATCGGAAACATCTACGAAAATCCAGAATTACTAGAAAGCGTGGAAGAATGAATGAACATGAATCGTTAAACACATGGCTAACTATATTTGTGGCAATCTTAATTGGTCTTCGGATTGGTTGCGACTGTTCTGAATTACACTACAAGCCACAAATAGCAGACTTACAGTCACAATTACGCAGAACACAAAAGCAGCTTAAACGTGCTAGCGAGGATAGAGCTAGACAGACAAAGCGGATTGCTGAGCTGACTGGAAATGGGGGATAGGGTATGATTGACGAAATTTTAAAAAGACTTAATAAAGAATTTGACAATGATCTGGATAACTACGGACAAGAAAGCTACGCTGGTTATATGGCTGCAATAGGTGTAGCAATTGAAATTGTTGAAGAAGTTAAGCGAGGTAGCAAATGAAGTTTGAAGAAGCGAAAGAAAAATTACATAACATAGCATATAGAGATTTACAAACTAAGCCGTATGATTTGAAACTTGCTGATGTTATTCAGATTCTTAATCAAATTAAACTCGACAAACCAAAACCAGAAGTGCCACAAATGATATTTGACGTGATTAAAAGCTTTGATGATGATGTAGATTATTTACATCATCACATGAGTCGACAATCTGATGAAGTTAGAGAGTGGCTAACTCACAATGAACGTGAGTTTTATGAAGCTTGGCTAGCTTATCCAAATATCACAGTCGAAAAAGAAAAGCTGTATACTGTTGAGATACCTAATCCGAATAGTGATTTAAAATTAATTTTAGTAAAAGTAATTAATGAATTGAAACTTATTTCTGTTTATGAAAATGAATTAGAAGGGTATAGCAATATTCGTGTTCTCACAGAACAAGAAATCCGCAAAGACTTTGATTGGGCGTGGCAACAGAAATTTGCGAAAGAGGTGGCGGAATGAGCAGAGACAAAAAAAGGCTAAGATTTTCAGAAGGGAATGGTGGTGATGAATGAAAGTTAACTGGGAAAAGTACATCGGACTGCTTATGATATACATTCTGTTGGGAGTAAAATACGACATCGCCATTGATTTATTTTCGAGTATTTATATACCTCTAGCGATTTTCTTTATTTGCCATGAGAGATAAGCTCCCACGCAAGCGCCTAAGAGCCTGCAATGGCTCTGTGGGTCTACGAGCTGGAATACTCGTTAAACTTACCCTAGAAGCTTTCTGTAAGTATTCAGCTACGTAGCGTGGAATAATCGTTACGTAGTTATAGAGCGAAATTTTTAGAAAGGGAAATATCCTCCGACATTTTTTTCATAAAAAATCTAAAGTCTGTTATCGCTCACAGATGATTATACAAGCGTAATGCTGAAAATATAGTGCTGACGCAAAACTAAAAATTTAATACTCGACAATTTAACAACAAAAATAAGTCAGCAGAAAAAGGAAAGGAGAACAATAAAAAAGCGCTCGTGAAAGCGCCATTCGGTATATATTCGTACAACTATTATATCATACGAGGAGCTTTCATGACGTTTTTTCCAGAAATTAATATACAAAAGACTAAATCAAACGCTAAGCGAAAACTAAGAGAGTATCCACGCTGGCGTAGGATCGCTAATGATGTAGATACTCAAAAAGTGACAGCCACTTATTCCTTTGAGCCTAGACAATCACATGGAACTCCTAGTAAGCCAGTTGAACGCTTAGCACTCAACCGTGTGTCAGCTGAACAAGAATTAGAAGCAATTGAGCAATCGGTTAGTATGATACTAGAGCCAGAAAAGCGTAGGATTTTGTATGACAAATACTTAGCGCCTTATAAAAAATCGGACAAGGTTATTTATACAGAATTATGTATGTCCGAAAGCTTTTACTATGATACGCTTGACATTGCTTTATTAGCTTTTGCAGAGCTTTATAGGGAGGGCTCTTTGATTGTAGAGCAAGGAGTTTTTGACTAGTTTTTATACAGTAATACAATAGTTTATACATAAAAACATGTGTTAATATAGTATTATCAAAATAGCAAGAAGAGATAAACATTTTGCCATTAGACTTTTATTTAGTTATCAACTTTAACTACTATCAAACTTGCTATTTAGATATGTGAGACATGCAGGTTCGATTCCTGCCGTCTTAATTTAAGTCACTCGTTGAGTGGCTTTTTATTATGAATTGAAGGTAATGTATGAGTAAGTTGCGTGCAGATAAAAAAGGTACCCACCGGGTCGCGTTCGAAAAAAATAAACGCCGGCTGCTAAAAACCGCCCACCTATGTGGTATCTGTGGCAGGCCAGTAGATAAGTCATTGAAGTATCCACATCCGCTAAGTGCAGCAATTGATCATATTGTTCCAATATCAAAAGGAGGACACCCTTCGTCAATGGATAATTTACAGCTGACACATTGGCAATGTAATAGGCAAAAGTCTGACAAGTTATTTATCAATCAGACAGCCGCACGGGCTACTGTTGTAGGAAATAGAAACTTACCTCAAAGCCGAGACTGGACGTCCTACGCATCTAAAGAATAAATATGATGATTTATATTAAGAAGACTTAAAATCGATTAGAATTGATTTTAGGGGGCATATAGACCCTATCGGCTATGTGGCCGAGCTTCACGCCGTCACTGTACATTTTTTCTCGCGTTAGGATTTAGAATTTTTTAAGGTTAGATTATATTGAAAAAGAAATGTTTAATTTGTAAAAAGACTTTCCAAGCTAAAACTAACAGAAGTTTATATTGTTCAGAAGAATGCCGCAAAAAGGGCATTCGTGAGAAACAACGTAAATTGATGCAGCAAAAACGGGCTGAACAGAGGAAAGAAAAAAAGAAAGTTCTAAATACTAACGCAGATGTGACAGAAAAGCCTAAAAAAATACGTAATTTGGTACAACACTATAAAAAACTAAAGAGGGAAATTTTAGACAATGAGTCTGAATTTGGTTTTACAGGAATCGCGCTTGTTGAGGGTATAGATATTCACGAAGAAAACTTTGTAGATTTAGTTATGCAAAAAATAAAGGAGCAACAATGAATTATATGGGTATGGGCTATCTTCGTAGGAAGTTAGCTCTTTTTAAGACTGGTGTAGATAAAAGATATCGCTATTATGCTATGGACGACAGAGACAATACGAGAAGCATTGTGATGCCTGACAGCGTACGCGAAATGTACAGATCTGTAATCGAATGGACCACAAAAGGAGTTGATAGTCTAGCAGACCGTATTATTTTTAGAGAGTTTGCTAATGATGATTTTAACGCTTGGGAAATATTTAAAGCCAATAACCCGGACATCTTTTTTGATACAGTTATTCAATCAGCGTTAATTGCGTCTTGTTGCTTTGTATATATTATGCCAGGAAATGAAGATAGCCTACCCAAAATGCAAGTTATTGAAGCGAGTAAAGCAACAGGCATTCTTGATCCGACTACATTTTTACTGACGGAAGGTTATGCAGTCTTAGAGTCGGATTCAAATGAGAACCCTACATTAGAAGCTTATTTTACAGGCGAAAAAACCTGGTACTATCCCAAAGATGAGAAACCATATAGCATTGATAACTCGACAGGACACCCTTTGCTTGTCCCTGTAATTCATAGGCCAGATGCCGTAAGACCATTCGGCCGCAGTCGCATTACTAAGGCTGGGATGTACCATCAAAAGGCAGCGAAGAGAACGCTTGAGAGAGCAGAGGTTACGGCTGAGTTTTACTCATTCCCACAAAAATATGTTTTAGGAATGGATCCTGATGCAGAACCTATGGAAAAATGGCGTGCTACTGTTTCGACGTTATTAGAGATATCAAAAGATGAAGATGGAGACAAACCAACAGTTGGGCAATTTACAACAGCAAGCATGGCCCCTTTCATGGATCATTTAAAAATGTACGCTTCATTATTCGCGGGCGGCTCTGGACTTACTCTTGATGACCTTGGTTTCCCTTCTGACAATCCATCATCAGTAGAAGCCATTAAAGCAGCGCATGAGAATTTAAGAGCGGCAGGACGCAAAGCTCAACGCTCTTTCTCTTCTGGTTTTTTAAATGTGGCTTATGTTGCGGTTTGCCTAAGAGATGAGTTCCCTTATCTTCGCAATCAGTTCATGGATACTGTAATTAAGTGGGAGCCATTGTTTGAAGCTGACGCGAACATGTTAACTCTTGTCGGTGATGGTGCTATTAAGCTTAATCAAGCTATTCCTGGTTTCATGGATGCAGACGTTATTCGGGACTTAACTGGGGTAAAAGGTTCTGACAATCCAACTCCAAAAGCTACGGAGGTGACAACTGATGGTTGATGATGTCTTACCTAAGCTACTAAAATCTGTTCAACAGGATTTTGAAAAGTATTTTGGCAAAAGTGAGGTCGTTGCTAAGGCTTTTGCAGAATTGCAAGCTAAAAAAGCGACTTATAAGACAGTCAATGAGTTTGCTATTGAAGTCGGACAACTTTTATCTTTGACTCTGACAGGTTCTGTTACCTCTGATAAATTACCAGACGGTAAAATGTATTATAATATTGCTAATCGTCTCGTGAATGATATACTGAGACATAATTATGAGTTAATTTCTGATTATGCAGGAAATGTCCAGCAAAATTTAAATAAACAGGCTAAAATTAGTTTAAAAATTCAACGTCCACCGCTTAATCAAGATAAAATTGACGGGTTAGTCAATCGTTTGTCGAGTGAACCTGTATTTGACGATGTCAAGTGGCTTCTCGATGAGCCAATTGTTAATTTTAGTCAATCTATCGTTGATGATTGTATCAGAGCTAATGCTGATTTTCACGCTAAGGCTGGAATGAAGCCGACCATTGAACGCATATCAACTGGTAAGTGTTGTGATTGGTGCGATCGCCTCGCTGGTAAGTATATTTACCACGAAGAACCAAAAGATTTTTACAAGAGGCATCAACATTGTCAGTGTGTTATCGACTATCATCCTAAAAACGGCAAGCGTCAGAATTCATGGTCGAAAAAGTGGACAAAAGAAACTACTGATATACTAGAACGACGCAAACAGATGAATATTGACATCAGAGACAATAACCGTAAGTCTGATATCAAAGAATATAAGGAAATAGTATCCATTTTAGGTACAAAAGCCCCTATTTCTCTAGCTAAATTCCAAGACTTGAAGTATAATGATGGTATAAGATATGAGCGATTAAAAGACCAAGCACACATCCAAGGAAACTTTAAAAATGGAAGTTGGCTAGATAAGGTAAATCCTGAAAAACAAGCTCGGCATATCAAATCAACCGCTGGAGAAGGTAAGAGTTATTTCTTTGATGATGTGGATGTCGATATGCTGTACAACAAATATAAGATGTCAGGATATATCGAAAAGCGTAAAGGGATTCGTACTCAATTTGAAAAAATTGACCTTGATGAACAAGATTCTCTGGGAATAGATACTTTTTCAGGTAATAAAATTAACGCAATGACTATACATTATGGTAAGACGGGAGTTCATCTTGTTCCGACTTACTACGAAAGGAGAACATAGTGGACTTAAAAAAATATCACAACAAGAGTGTCCGAGTTCGAACGGATGAAGAAATCTATGAAGGCGTTGCTGTGTTTAATGATAAGGATGATTTTGAAGAAGAATTTGATTCTTTATCCATTAAAACAGATATTGGCTGGAGCAATGTTTTGGAACTAGAAATCAAATCAATTGAAATTATTTAATAAGCGCTTAGCTAGTGTTGCAAGTGCTTTTTTTATGCTCGAAACAAGGAGGTGGTTTGTCTCCCAGCGAGAGGGTTATCATGCAGTACGATTGAAAGGAAAAAAGTATGGTTACTAAGACGAAAGCAAAGCTTGGCAATCAGCGACCTACTCAATCGGTAAATTTACATTTTGCTAAAACTCTAGCTCATGAAGCCATCAATTACTACAAAAAAACAGGTCTAAGTTGCTACTTGTGGCAAGAGAATATGCTCATACCTATGATGGCTATCAACGAAGATAACCTGTGGGTGCATCAAAAATACGGCTACGCTATTCCTCGACGAAACGGAAAAACAGAAGTCGTTTACATACTTGAGCTGTGGGCTTTGCATAAAGGATTGAAAATCTTGCATACTGCTCACAGAATTAGCACTTCTCACTCTTCGTTTGAAAAAGTAAAAAAATATCTTGAAATGTCAGGATATGTTGACGGAGAAGATTTTATATCAAATAAAGCCAAAGGGCAGGAGCGTATTGAGTTTAAATCTAGCGGTTCTGTTATCCAGTTTAGGACTAGGACATCAAATGGAGGTCTTGGTGAGGGATTTGACCTGCTAATTATTGATGAGGCGCAAGAATACACATCTGAGCAAGAATCAGCGTTGAAATACACGGTAACTGATAGCGATAACCCAATGACTATTATGTGTGGAACGCCACCGACCATGGTATCTACTGGTACAGTCTTTGAATCTTATCGTAAAGAGTGTTTAAAAGGTGACAGACGCTACTCTGGATGGGCAGAATGGTCTGTTGACGAAATGCAACCAATACATGACGTAAAAAGTTGGTATGTTGCCAACCCGTCAATGGGATATCACTTAAATGAGCGTAAAATTGAAGCTGAATTAGGTGAGGATGAAATTGATCACAATATCCAGCGCTTAGGATATTGGCCGTCATTTAACCAGAAATCAGTTATATCTGAAAAGGAGTGGGCTAAACTAAAAGTTGAGCAAGTACCAGAACTCAAAAGTAAGTTATTTGTTGGGATTAAGTTTGGCCAAGACGGTAACAACGTATCATTGTCAATTGCAGCAAGAGCATCAGAAAATAAAGTATTTGTTGAGGCTATTGACTGTTTATCCATCAGAAATGGAACTCAATGGATTATTAACTTTTTGAAATCGGCTGACATTGCTAAAGTTGTTATTGATGGCGCAAGCGGTCAAGAATTACTTGCTCAAGAGATGAGAGAGCATGGTTTAAAGAAACCAGAATTGCCTAAAGTTGCTGAAATTATCACAGCTAACACGATGTGGGAACAAGGTATCATGCAAGAGACTATCTGCCACAACGACCAGCCATCTTTGACAGCGGTAGTTACAAACTGCGAAAAAAGGCAAATTGGCTCGAATGGTGGTTTTGGGTATAAATCGCTTTATGATGATAGAGACATTAGCTTAATGGACAGTGCATTGCTTGCGCACTGGATTTGTTACACAACGAAGCCAAAAAGAAAGCAAAGAACCAGCTGTTAAAAAACGACATCCGAAAGGGTGTTTTTTTACTGCTAAAAAATCTACCGAACTGCCGGGAAAGCAGGAGAAAGGACGTTAATATGTCAGAATTTAAAGTTATTGAAACACAAGAAGAGTTGGACACGATTGTGAAAGCTCGCATTGCTCGAGAACGTGAGAAGTATCAAGATTACGACCAACTGAAAACTCGTGTTGAGAAACTAGAAACCGAAAACAGCAGCTTACAAACTGCTTTGAATGATGCTAAATCAAACACTGATAGCTATACAGAGAAAATTACTACTTTGGAAAATCAAATCGCTGGTTATGAGACAGCAAATTTACGGACAAAGGTAGCGTTACAGTATGGCTTACCAATCGATTTAGCTAATCGTTTGCAAGGCGATGATGAAGACGGGCTCAAAGTGGATGCAGAACGCTTAGCATCTTTTATCAAGCCGTCTCAACCACAACCGCCAGCAAAATCAAACGAGCCGATTATTACCGACAAAAAAGAAGCAGGTTGGATTGAAATGGCACGTAATTTAGTTAACAAAGGAGAATAAACATGGCAGAATCAATTAAAGCAGGAACATTATTTAAACCAGAACTAGTAACAGAAATCATGAGTAAAGTGAAAGGTCACTCTACGCTTGCGAAATTATCTGGTCAAACACCAATCCCGTTCAACGGAGTAGAACAATTTGTTTTCAACTTGGATGGTAATGCTCAGATTGTTGGTGAAGGTGAGCAAAAATTAGGGAATACCGCAAAGGTCACTTCTAAAATTATTAAACCGCTGAAATTTGTTTATCAGGCACGTATGACTGACGAATTTAAGTATGCCTCAGAAGAAAAACGATTGAATTTCTTAAAACATTATGCTGACGGTTTTGCTAAAAAAATGGCGGAGGCTTTTGATATTGCAGCTATTCATGGTCTTGAACCTCGCACAATGACAGATGCCTCATTCAAAGCTACAAACTCATTTGATGGGGTCGTGACTGGTAATGTCATCAAATACGAAGCAGATAAAATTGACGACAATATTGATGCAGCTGTTACAACGATTGTAGCAAATGGAAATGATGTGACAGGTATCGCTTTGTCACCACAGGCAGGACAAGATATGTCTAAACGAAAAGATAAATTTGATAATGTGATGTATCCTGAATTTCGATTCGGGCAACGTCCAAGCAACTTCTTTAATATGACTTTAGACATCAACAAGACACTTACTATGAAAGGTGGCACAGCTAAAGATGACCATGCTATTGTCGGAGATTTCCAGAATATGTTCAAGTGGGGTTATGCTGAAAATATCCCAATGGAAGTTATCGAGTATGGAGACCCAGATGGCTCTGGACGTGATCTAAAGGCTTATAATGAAATCCTGCTCCGTACAGAAGCATTCATAGGATGGGGAATTTTAGATGAGAAAGCATTCTCTCGCGTTGAGGTACAAGGATGATTTATAGAGATAAAAACACAGGAGCAGTAGTCGTTACTGACTGTGCGCTGTTAGGCGACTGGGAGATTGTTCCTAACACAGTAGATAAGACACAGACAAGTGATGAAAAATCTTGGACCGTTCAAACTCTGAAAGAACATTTGACAGGGCTAGGAATTGAGTATAACTCGTCTGCTACAAAATCTGAGTTATTAAAATTACTCCCTAAATAAGAAAGGGAAGTTTATGACAAATTTTGCGACAACAGATGACGTTATTTTATTATGGCGTCAATTATCCGTTGATGAAATCAAGCGAGCCGAAGCGCTGTTAGGAACGGTATCGGACACGCTGAGATTAGAAGCTAGTAGGGTAGGTAAAAATTTAGATAAGACACTTTTAGAAAAACCCTACTTTGCTAATGTTTTAAAATCGGTAACTGTAGACATTGTTGCAAGAACTTTAATGACGTCTACACAAGGTGAACCGATGTCGCAAGAAAGTCAATCGGCACTTGGCTACACTTGGTCTGGAACTTATTTGGTTCCAGGAGGTGGTCTTTTTATTAAGGATAGTGAGTTGAAGCGTCTCGGACTAAAAAAACAGCGATATGGAGGAATTGAGCTTTATGGCGAAATTGAAAGGGATAACAGTTACTTTAGTCGACAAGACGATTAGCGGAAAAGACCCTTTCGGGAACCCGATAAAAGTTGATTTTGATATTAAAATTGAGAATGTTCTTGTTGCACCGGCAACTACCGAAGACATCACCAATCAGTTATCTTTGACCGGAAAAAAAGTTGAATATATCTTGGCAATTCCAAAAGGAGATAAGCATGATTGGGAGGATAAAGAGGTCCGCTTTTTTGACAAAAAGTGGCGCACTGTCGGCCTAGCTCTTGAAGGTATTGAAGAGTTTATTCCGCTTGAATGGAATAAGAAAGTTATGGTGGAAAGATATGAGTAAGTTTAAATTCAAGCTCAATAAAGCTGGTGTTGCTGAATTGATGAAATCATCAGAAATGCAGCAGGTATTAACCACTAAGGCCACAGCCATCAGAGAACGTTGTGGTGATGGTTATGCCCAAGATATCCATGTCGGGAAAAATAGGGCTAATGCTATGGTTAGCGCTAAAACCATAAAGGCCAAGAAAGATAACTCAAAAAACAACACATTGTTGAAGGCGGTGCGATGATTGATTGAAGTAATTATCAAAAAATATTTAGACGAGCACTTAGATGTGCCGTCTTTTTTTGAACATCAAAAAGATGAACCTGCACGATTCATCATCTTAGAAAAGACTAGCGGGGCTAAGCAAAATCATTTGCTAAGTTCCACGTTTGCTTTTCAAAGTTATGCCGAATCGTTGTATGAGGCGGCTTTACTTAATGACAAAGTAAAGCAAGTAATTGAGCAGCTTGATGTCTTGCCACAAGTTTCTGGTGTACATCTTAACGCTGACTACAATTTCACAGATACAGCAACTAAGCGCTATCGCTATCAAGCTGTATTTGACATTAATCATTATTAAGGAGGAAATATGGTAGCAAATTCATCAAACGTTACTACGGCTAAACCTAAAATTGGTGGTGCTATTTATACTGCGCCGCTAGGAACAGAATTACCCAAAGACACAGCATCAGAGTTAAACAAAGCCTTTAAGTCATTAGGGTACATTTCCGAAGACGGCTTATCAAACGAAGATAAACGAGAATCAGAAGAGATCCAAGCGTGGGGTGGCGATAAGGTAGAATCTGCACAAAAAAGTAAAGCAGATAAATTTACATATACATTGATTGAAGCATTGAATATTGAAGTACTCAAAGAAATCTATGGCAAAGATAATGTAACTGGAGACCTTAAAGCCGGGATTACTGTTAAATCAAATTCAAAACCACTAGAGGAACATTGTTTGGTTATCGAGATGATTTTGAAAAACAATACAGTTAAACGTATTGTAATACCAAAAGGGAAAGTAACCGAAGTTGGTGAAATTAAGTATGTCGATAACGAAGCGGCAGGTTATGGAACAACTGTACAAGCGTTTCCGGACGCAGAAGGTAACACTCATTACGAATATATTAAAGGAGCTGGATAGTGGAAACAAAGTCAGGATTTAAATACGAAATTGAAGAATCACGATTGAAAAATTACGAATTGGTAGAAGCACTTGCGGAGCTGGAAACTTCTCCGCTTCTTTTGCCTAAAGTGCTCAGATTACTTTTAGGTCATCAAGTTGAAGATTTAAAAAACCATCTACGTTCAGAAGATGGGACAGTCTCGACAGAGGCTATCATGGAAGAAGTTAAAGAAATCTTTGAGAGCGGTCAATTAAAAAAATAATAGCCCTTGCCACAATGTTAAAAGCGGATGAAGACGCTCTAGTGTGCGACTTAGCAGAAACTTATAATATATATGATTATAAACAGCTACCACCTTTAAAAGTAGCTGTTTTTTCTTTAGGTCTAAGAGAAGACTCAAGAATACATCAATCTTTGTCGGGTAGTAATGCAACATTTGAAAAGCGCCTTTTAGCCGGTGTGTTTGATAGGCTCGGAATGCTTGTGTGGATGAAAACAGCTGACGGGCAAAAAGGGAAGAATAGACCTGAAATGTTATCGTCATTGTTTGATAATCAGCCCAAAGACAAAGATATTAAAGCTTTTGCAAGTGGCAAGGAATTTGAAAACGCTAGAAAGAGATTTTTAACAACGCTTGGGGGTGATAGTTAATGGCTACAAATTTAGGACAGGCTTATGTGCAGATTATGCCATCAGCTAAAGGGATTTCTGGGTCTATAAGCAATGCACTAAGCCCCGAAGCGTCAAGTGCAGGTAGTTCCGCTGGCGGTTTGATTGGCGGCAAATTGATTGGGGTTCTAGGTAGTGTCATTACTGCTGCTAAAATAGGCGAAATGGTCACAAAAGCAATATCGTCATCAATTTCAGAAGGAGCGGCGCTTCAGCAGTCGCTTGGAGGAGTAGAAACCCTTTTCAAAAGCAACGCAAATTTAGTAAAAAAATATGCAGACGAAGCCTATAAAACAACTGGCTTATCAGCGAATGCGTATATGGAAAGTGTCACTGGCTTTAGTGCTAGTTTGCTTCAGTCGCTCGGAGGGGATACGGCCAAAGCGGCAAAAGTCGCAAATATGGCTATGATAGACATGGCTGATAACTCTAACAAGATGGGTACATCTATGGAAAGTATTCAGTATGCTTATCAAGGTTTTGCGAAGCAAAATTACACGATGCTGGACAATCTAAAACTCGGGTATGGCGGTACGCAAGAAGAGATGAAACGTTTGCTTTCAGATGCCCAAAAGCTAACTGGGAAAAAATATGACATCTCGAACTTGTCAGATGTGTATGAAGCGATTCATGCTATTCAAGGGAAAATCGGGATAACTGGGACAACTGCTAAAGAAGCAGCAACAACATTCACAGGGTCATTTGAAGCGATGAAAGCAGCTTCGAAAAACTTGTTGGGGAAAATGGCTTTAGGCGAGGATATCAAACCATCGCTTAAAGCGCTGTTTGATACAACAAGCAACTTTGTATTGAATAACTTTATACCAATGCTAACAAATGTTTTTAAAGGATTTGGTTCGGTTATCTATTTGACATTTTCGGAGTTGATTCCTCAAATTGTGAGTTTTATGCAGACGAGCGGACCATCAATATTAGCAAGTGGTGTTAACTTTATTGTCAACTTTGTTAATGGTTTTTTAGCTGCTTACCCATCTTTTAAGGCAGCAGCAGGAAAAATATTTACTGACTTTGTCGCTTTTGTGGTTCAAAGCATCCCGAATCTATTGAGGGCTGGCGCTACTATTATTTTAAATTTAGTAGATGGACTGTTAGCTAATTTACCACAAATAGCAACTTCGGCAGTATCTGTGATATCAAATTTTATATCGATGTTGCAAGCAAATTACCCAGCAATTTTAAAAAAAGGTTTTGAAATTTTAAGTTACTTAGTGCAAGGGATTGTAGCAAGATTACCTGATATCGTTATTACTGTTGGAAAACTCATAGCGATTTTAGCAGGAGCGATAGCAAGTAATCTACCTAAAGTGCTAGCTCTTGGAGTTCAGTTACTCATAACTTTTGTTAAAGGGATTCTGAGTGTCATAGGTAAAATAAACGAAACAGCTAACAATATTGGTGAAAAGCTTATCAATGCAATCAAATCGATTGATTTATTGAGTGCAGGTAGAGCTATCATGCGAGGTTTTTTGCGAGGTTTAGAGGATGTCTGGGGAGATATTCAAAATTTTGTCGGAGATATTGCAGGGTGGATTAAAGATCACAAAGGACCAATAAGTTACGATAGACGTTTACTTATTCCAGCCGGCAACGCAATCATGCAAGGTCTGCATCAAGGACTTGTTGATAAATTTAAACCAGTTAAAAACTTAGTTAACGGAATGGCCGAAGAGATTCAGTCTTCATTCGGAAATCCTCAACTAGCTTTTGATATGGATACTAACGTAAACAATGGCTTTGAGCGAATAGGTACTTTAAACAAAAATTTATCTAGTCAAGTGACTAGTACAGATAATTACACTAACGGCAATGCTGCTTTGTTATCTGCCATCAAAAATTTAGCCGATAGACCTATTGTTGTGTCTGCGCAATTTGATAAAAATGAATTTGCCAGAGTCGTTGCTAAGCCAATAGCAGCGAGACAAAAATTTGACGAACAGACAGAAGAAAGACTGAGAGGTATAAACAGGTGGTAGATTACAAAACTGTAAGATGTCATTTTGGCGATGTCGAATTGACTAAGTGGATTACTATTACAGACGGCTTTACTGTCTTTAGTGGCGCAGACTACGACCCGGAGCTAAAAGAAATTGGTGGCAAAGATGGTAGCATTTTTATTGGAACGAAAACTAAGCATAAAGTAATAAAAGTCCCATTCTGGGTAAAATACAATACAATAGAAGATTACGATGCCCTACAATTGGCTTTATCTGCTAAAAAGCCTAAGATGTTGATGTTTAGCCACATACCTGGACGCTATTATTTAGCTGTCCAGGTTGGGGATTTGAACTTTAAAGAAATCAAGATGAACGGCTTTGGTGAGATAACGTTTATAGTTGCAGATGCATATGCTCATTCAACATCCTACAAACGCATTAAAGACTATACTCAAGACGGAAATAAAATGACCTTCAAGATTAAAAATAACGGGACAGCCCCTGCGTTTCCGATATTTAGAATTAAGCACTTGGGTGAAAATGGCTATATTGGAATTGCAAATGAGACTGGAGCATTTGCGGTTGGTTCTCCTGAAGAAGAAGACGGGACTATCGTTCATCGCAACGAATCCCTTTTTGATTACTCTAAAGCTATTGCACAAGCTTTAGAAGGTGCGCCAAATGTTGCAAAACTCAACTATATGCCACCAACATTTGACTCGGAATTAAAGCGTATGCGCCTTGATAATATTTTAGGCTCTGGCAAAGGTGGAGAGTATGTAGCTATTGGGAATAGAGGTACTACACCGGGATACACAGAACATGTAGGGACTCGAACGTTTATTATCAATCCTGATTCAAACGGAGAATACACTCTCAATGAGCACCTGTGGTGGCAACAGATTTTTATTGCTACTGCTCAGGATCAAAAAGGATTTTTAAAGCTTTGCGTGACAGGTGAAAATGATGAATTCCTCTATGGAATCGAAACTTACAAACGAAAAAATGGTTTTGAAACAGAATACAATTTTTTTGCTCTTGATGATGACGGGGTTGGCTGGAGATTTTACAAGCAGTTTAAATTCCAAGCAGACAGAAATTATCACAATCCTTTTTCAATGAATAGAAGCAGAGCAGTGGAGATTTTCAGGGAAGAAGATAAGTTTCGTATTTACTTTAACGGTGCGCATCATCATGCAACTGTTCCATCTCTTAAAGGAAAAAAATCTCGCAAGATACATCTTGCAATGGGGACATGTAGTGATAGCTCTAAATATATCAACTACAACCTGTTTGAAAAAGTCAATTTTGAAAAAATGGGAGTGTCTCATTACAACAATATCGTCAATAAGTACCAGCCGGGGGATGAGGTTATCATTAACTTTGAAAATGACACTGTAAGTACAAAAGATATAGATTCAATACAAGATGTGGTGTTAGGTTCTAAGATGATTTCGATTCCGCCAGGAGAATCAGAGTTAGTCGTACACTTGTCTAGCTGGGTCGCAGCGCTACCTGATATATCAATTGATTTTGAAGAGAGGTACAAATAAATGTTAACAATTCATGGACCGGATTTAAAACCTGTCCTTTTTTTGGATAATGATAAACAAGGAGCTTTGAATTACTTTAACCACAAGTGGTATAGAAAGCAAAAGACTGGCTCGTCTGTACTAGAATTCTCCGTTTATAAAAAAGATTTGCTTGGCGATAGCCCACTTAGTCATAAATATCACGTACTAAACGATCAAGCATTTGTCTCTTTTGTGCACAAAGGTAAAGTACAATTGTTAAACATCATGAAAATTGATGAAGATGAAAAACAAATTGATTGTTATTGTGAAAATCTTAATTTAGAGTTGCTAAATGAGTATTGCAACGCATATAAAGCAACTAAAGCAATGTCGTTTGAAGAGTATCTTGTAGCATTTGATATTTTAAATTGGGGTGCTTTGACAATTGGCACAAACGAAGTTAAGGACAAAAAACTTACATTGGAATGGACTAGTCAAGAAACTAAGTTAGCTCGTCTTTTGTCAATTGCTAATAATTTCGATGCAGAAATTGAGTTTGAGACAAAGCTTAATTTCAATCACACGTTTAAGCAACTCATCATTAATATTTACAAAGAATACGAGGAGGGCAAATCTTATGGTGTAGGTCGTGATAAGACCGACGTGATATTACGCTATCAAAAAAATATTTCTGGGATAAAAAAAACAGTTGACAAGCGCCAGATTTATAACGCTATTAGACCATACGGCAAAAAAACTGTTAGAGGTGAGCGTGTTGTCTCTAATCCTGTTACACGTAAAGTCACTAAGACAGTTGGTTCTAATAAGACTTACTTAGGCGGCGATATTAAATATTACGGTCACACAATCAAAAAAGCCAACGTACAAGCGATTATAAACTATGCTGTACACTACAACATTTTGCCAAGTGGCATCATTACACAGCTTTATTTAGAGAGTTTCTGGGGTGATTCGACAGTTGGTAAACGTGACAACAATTGGGCAGGTATGACAGGTGGAGCGCAAACTAGACCAAGTGGTGTTAAGGTTACAACTGGTATGGCTCGTCCTGCAAACGAGGGCGGAACGTACATGCACTATGCTAGTGTAGACGACTTTTTAAAAGACTACACTTATCTTTTAGCAAAACAAGGGATTTATAATGTCGTCGGCAAAAAGAA